GTTGTTGTTTATCCTCGTCAAGATGAAACATTTACTATTACTGTATATAATTCTGGTGGTGGTAATAAATATTATGCTAATGGTCAAAAACAAAGTCTTTATACGGCTTTACACAAAGGTTTCACTTATAGATTTGATCAGTCAGATTCAAGCAACACAGGTCATCCATTAAGATTTAGTACTACACAAGATGGTTCAAATTACACTGATGGAGTTACAGTAGTAGGAACGCCTGGTCAGTCAGGAGCTTACACACAAATTGTTGTGGCTGATAATGCACCTAGCACTTTATATGTAAAATGTAATATTCACAGCGGAATGGGTTTTGCTGTTACTGTTGGCGTTAATGTAAATCTTTTAATGACATTGAGTGAAGGAGATGTTAGTTTATCCATGGGAGCAACAGCGTTTCCTACTGGCGTTTCAACACTAGGTCAAATTGGAACTGTGTTGGTCAGAGAGGGCTCTACTGTTTTCCCAACAAGCGTTACTGCCACTGGTGAAGTTGGCGAGTTGGTGTTATGGCAAGAAGTAGACACAAGTCAAACACCTAATTGGACAAGGATTGCTGCATAATGGCTACATATAGTAATTTAGGAATAAAATTAATTCAAACAGGTGAAGAATCTGGTACATGGGGTACAAGTACAAATACTAATTTTGATCTTATAGATCAAGCAATTGCTGGTTATGTTAGTTATGCAATGTCTAATGCAGATTTTACTTTTAGTATATCTGACGGAAGTTCTTCTGACGCTAGAAACAAATTTATTAATTTTACAGGAACTTTAACAAACGGAAGAACTATTACATTTTCTCCTTCTGATTTAGAAAAAACTTGGTATGTAAAAAACGCTACTACAGGAAACCATACTCTTACTTTTAAACAAGGCTCAGGAGGAAGCACTGTAACGGTTCCAAATGGTGCGACAGCTATGATTTATGCTGATGGTCAAGGAGCTACAAATGGTGCTATTAAAAATGGTCTTGGAACTTTGTTGGTAGAAGGTCTTATACCTGAAACAACAAATTCTGCTAACTTAGGAAATTCTTCTAAAAAATTTAGAGACTTACATATTGATGGGGTTGCTTATCTGGATGAGGTTGATATTGATTCAGGAAATATTGATAATGTTGCAATAGGTGCAAATCAAGTAGTTACTGATTTTTATGTAGACTCTATAAATATTGACGGAAATACTATTAAATCAACAGCTAATCAACTGTCTTTTGTAACAGGCGGTAGTGCAGAAAGAATACGAATAGATGCTTCTGGAAATATTTTTTATGGTGCTAGAACTACTACAAGTGCTACTGATAATGCTACTGCTTACATAGACACAAATACCACCTTAAAAAGTTATCAAGGTACTGGTATACAACACATAACATTTTTAAATGGGGCTACAACTGTAGGCTCCATAAGTAACAACGGAGCTAACGCTTCTTTTAATACAACCTCTGATTATCGAGTTAAAGATAAACTAGGTGAGATTGAAGATGCAGTTGAAAGGGTTCTAGAGTTACAACCTCTTCTTTATTCTTTTATAGGAAACGAAGATATTCACGAAGGTTTTATAGCTCACGAAGTTGATGCTGTAGTTCCTAATGCAGTTACCGGTGATAAGGACGCTGTTGATCCAATAACAGACGCACCAATCCTACAGCAATTAGATTTATCTAAGCTGGTTCCTTTACTTACTCAAGCTTTGAAAGAAGCAATTTGGAAAATCGATGATTTACAAGAGAAAGTGGAAGAATTACAAGATGCCGTTAGCGAAATTTAATTTCCGTCCTGGAATAAATAAAGAAACAACAGACTATACAGACGAAGGTGGCTGGACAGATGGCAACCTTGTTCGTTTTCAAGCGGGCCTTCCTCAAAAAATAGGTGGATGGGAAAAGTATTCTCAAAATTCTTTCTTAGGAAGTTGCCGAACATTGTTTGAGTGGTCTGATTTTGACGGCAACCAATATTTAGGCGTAGGAACTAATCGTAAATTTTATGTTCTTAATCAATCTGTCTTCTATGATATTACACCATTACGATCCACAGTATCAGCTACAGATATAATGACTACAAATGGAACAACTACTGTAAAATTTACTGTTACAAGTCATGGTTGTTCTACAGGAGATTTTGTAACTATCTCTGGATTGTTAGCTCCTGTTAATGGTATTCCAATAGCAGAAATAAATGCTAATCATTCTGTAGCTGTTGTTGATGCTAATAACTTTAATATAACAGTTACTACTCAAGCCAATGGATCTACGTCTAATACTGGCGGTACTTTGACATTTGCTTTTGAGATACCTGTTGGCGAAGATCAACAAAATCTTTTAGGTGGTTGGGGTTCTAGTAGTTGGAATGCTGGTTCTTGGGGTTTTGGTGCTACTGGAACTTCTTTTAGATTATGGAATCAAGATAATTACGGTGAAGACCTTATTATGAATTACAGAGGCGGTGGTATTTATAAATGGGACGAAAGTGCAGGAACAAATAATCGTGCTACAGATATAACCGATGATTCAGGGGCTATTTTAGCTCCAACAAAAGCAAATCAAGTTATTGTCTCTGAAAGAGACGGCCATGTTATTGCGTTAGGTGTTGATCCTATTTCTGGTGCTTCTAGAACAGGAACAATAGACCCAATGATAATAGCAATTTCTAATCAAAACAGTGCAGTCGATTGGCAAATACGAACAGATGGTACATCTACAGCTGATCAAATTGAATTAAATCTAGGTTCTGAGATTATTGGCGGGCTACAAACTCGTCAGGAAATATTAGTATGGACCGATATCGCATTGTTTTCATTGCGATTCGTAGGGGGACCCCTGCCCTTTACCACTTCTCTCCTCGCTAGGGGTCCCTCGATACTTGGTCCAAATGCAGCAGTTAATGGAGCCGATGCAACATTTTGGATGGATAAATCTAACTTCTATGTTTACACAGGTTCTGTTCAAGCATTACCTTGTAGCGTAAAAGAATATGTCTTTAACGATATTAACTATGACGAAAGATATAAAATTTTTGGTTTTTCTAATCAAACATTTGATGAAGTAGGATGGTACTATCCTTCTTCTGGTTCTAACGAAATTGATCGTTATGTAACTTATAACTATGTGCAAAGAACATGGTCTATAGGTAAAATGGAAAGAACAGCTTGGATTGACTACGGCATTTATCAAAAACCAAGAGCAGCTGGTGGTACATCACCAGGTTATGTTTATGCTCACGAAGTAGGTTATGATGATGACGGAGCTCCAATGGATGGCGTTTCTATTCAGTCAGGAGATATTGATATAGGTGACGGCGAACAATTTGCATTTGTTAGTCGAGTTATACCAGACTTTAGATTTATAGGAACTGATGGTGCTGGATCACAAACTGTTGATTTATCTGTAAAAATGCGTGATGCACCGGGTGGAACATTAGTAGCTGATGCAACTATACCTGTTGATGCAGAAACAAAAGTAACAAACATTAGAGGAAGAGGAAGACAGTTTTCTTTAAATGTAACTAGCTTTAATGACGGAAGTAATAACAATGCTAATCGTCTTGGAGTTGGTTGGAGATTAGGCTCTACACGACTCGATGTTAAGCCAGATGGGAGACAATAATGCCACGTTATGACATTCGACAAGCCTTCTCATCTCTACCTCGTTTTACACAAGGCGACATAGATGCAGACAAACTAAACAGAATGGTGCGTACATTAGAACAAAACCTTTTTCAATTGGATTTAAATGTGGTACCTTCTTACACAACTAACGAAAGAAATGGTAGAAAATTTAGCCCAGGTGGGTTAATATTTAATACAACGGTGGAAGTACACCAAGCGTACGATGGCAATGCTTGGAGAAATTTATATTTACCTGTGGTTTATCCGACGGGTATGAGTTTAACAAGTTCCATAGGAACAGTAACAGTGGTGACATCGTAATGGTAGTAAGTTTAGCAGCAAGATTAGCAGGTGCAGCAGGAAAAGCAGGTTTAGCAAGCTTAGGAGGTCTAAGAGCAGCAAGACCATTTGCAGAAAAAGCAGGATCAGCTGCTCTCAATCTTTTAAAAGGTGCTGGAAATCAAGGATCTAGATTTATTAGAGGTGCAAAACAATCAAGTGGAAGACCATTAACTGGATCATCAGCTGAAATTGGAAGAAAAGCA